TAACTTTGGTACAACAACGGTCGCAACTGCAACAACAAGACGACAAATTTATGCTACCGTATTCTCATCTGTATCAGGAACATTTACTGCTGATGAGGAAATTAATCAGGCAACTACGGGTGCTGTTGCTAAAGTTATTGAATTTGATTCAACAAATAAAATTTTGTATTACTACCAAACTAGATTTCCAGATGTAGGTACTGATACTAATGGTAACTTAACAGCAATAAGTGGTGCAAACGCAATCACAGGACAAAGTTCAAGTGCAACTGCAACACCGAATACAAGTAACTCAACGACCACAAACGGTGTCATATTTGCTTCTGGATATTCAAATCCAGAACTTGCATATGATTCGGGAGACATAATTTATGTGGAAGAAAGAAGTCCTATTACTAGAGCTTCTGACCAAACAGAAAATGTTAAATTGATTATAGAATTTTAAGTAAAGGAATATAATGCCATCAAAAACTGATTTTAATGTTAGTCCTTACTATGATGATTTTGCTGAAAGTAAAAAATTTCATAGAGTTATGTACCGACCAGCATTCGCTGTTCAGGCAAGAGAATTAACAACACAACAAGCAATATTACAAAACCAGATTGAAAAAATGAGTGATTCCATGTTCAAGCATGGGTCTATGGTTATACCTGGTGAGGTAACTTACGACTTAAACCATTTTTCAATAAAATTAACTTCTTTCACAGGCACATTAGCAAACTTTGCAGGTACAGCCATTACTGGCGGAACATCTGGTGTAGTTGCTGATGTTTTAAGTGTAGTAGTAACTGATGGTACTGATCCAGATACTTTATTTGTAAAGTATAGAAACTCTGGTACTGATAATGCCACAGATAAATTTACTGATGGAGAAACATTAACATCGGATGCTTCAACAGGAGAAACTTCTGTTGTTGCAAGTACACATACAGGCTCTGCTGCTTTCGTAGACGCTGGCACATATTACATTAATGGATTTTTTGTTGAAGTAGAATCACAAAGTTTAATACTAGACAAATATACAAACACTCCAGATTATAGAGTAGGTTTAACAGTAAGTGAAACTTTTGTTACATCAACAGACGATTCAAGTTTATTAGATAACGCAACTGGTTCATCAAATATAAATGCAACTGGTGCTCACAGATTTAAAATTACATTAACACTAGCAAAATTATCACCAACATCAACTGAAGATTCAAATTTTGTAGAAACATTTAGATTAAGAAGTGGTAAGTTACAAAATAGACCTATTGATGATGTTCGTACTTCAATTGAAGATACTTTGGCGAGAAGAACATATGACGAATCAGGTGATTATGTCGTAGATGATTTTGAATTAGATATTAGAGAACACCTACTATCAGGAACTAACAGAGGTATCTATGCAGCTGATACTACTTCCGATGATGGTAATACTGCTGACGAGGCAAAATTAGCGTTTGGTCTTTCTCAAGGAAAAGCTTACGTTAAAGGATATGAAATAGGTAAAATAGGAACAACTTACATTGATGTAGATAAGGCAAGAGACTTTGAGACAGATAGTGGTAGTATCACAAGATTTGATGTTGGTTCATTTGTAAACGTAGAAAATGTTTTTGGTACACCTGATATTAACTTTGTATCTGGTGAAATAGAAAATTTTAAAACACTAAGACTAGTAGATACAGCACATGGCACAAGAGGTACTGTTTTTGGTACTGCTCTTGCTCATGTCTTTGATATTGGTCGTGCAAAAACTAGAGCATTTGAATACAGGTCTGGTAGTGCTGCGAGTCCTGATTCAGGCACTTCAACTCACTTATCAAGTGGTAGTGTTACGGATGTAGTATTTAAACACTTCTTATTTGATATAGAAATGTTTAGTCATGTAAATATAGCTGGAAAAATGTCAGGTGCTTTAACAACTGGAGATAAACTAACAGGTGAAACTTCAGGTGCAACTGGTATTGTCGAAGGTGTTACAACTGAAGGTTCAGCAGTTATTACAGGTGCAACATCGGCCGATCCTGTTGTTGTAACTTGCTCAGGCGGACACAACTTTACTGAAGGTCAACAAATTGTAATTGCTGGTGTTTCTGGAATAACAGACATCAATACAACTCATACTGTAAAAGACCCAACTGCAACAACATTTAAATTATTTACTGCACAGGCGGCCGCAAGTACTACTCCAGCTGCTGTTGATGGTTCTGGATATAGTAGTTTCTCTGGTTCTGGTGGTACAGCAAAACATACAACAATTGTATTAAGTAACATTCAAGGAGAATTTTCTGTTGGCGAAACAGTATCCGCACCAACAAACTCAAGAACAGGAACAGTTCAGTTCAATTCTCTTGGATGTAAAGGATTTCAACAAAAAGAATTTAATCAAACAAAAGGTATTTCAATGGCAGGTAGTCCAACTTATACCTCCAATGTTTCATTAGGTTCAAATTTTGCTGAAAATAAAACACTAACAGGAAATATTACTGTCGCTAATAGTGCGACTGCTGTTATTGGAAGTGGAACAAAATTTACATCTGAATTAAGAATTGGAGACAGTATCACATTTTCAGATAATGCCAACACAACAGTTACAAGACTTGTAGAAAGTATTAATTCAAACACATCATTAGAATTAACTGCTGCTGTGGGCAGTTCAGATGTTACGACATCAGCTCCTTTTATTCGAAGAAGAGCAAAATTACAAGACGCTGGTAAAAATACTGCAATATTTAAATTACCTTATGATGTTGTAAAAACATTACTCACAGAGGATAATGCTGGATTAAGTGATACGAGTTTCAAAATTCGTAGGCAGTTTGTTACAACTCTTTCAAGTTCAGGTACTGGATCATTAACTGCTGGTACAAACGAAGTATTTTCTGCGTTTAGTGAAAATGATTATGCTGTATCAATAATGTCAACTGGTTCTGGTGGAACTGGTGCTGCTGGTGATGTCATATCACTTTCTACTGCTAATGATTTTACATTAGGTGGATCACCAACAGGTAAAACTTTAGCAATCAATTTAGGTAGTGGATATAATGGACATAAAATAAAAGTTTCAGCAACAATTTCTACATCCGTTGCTGGTGCAAAAACTAAAACAGAAACAGCAGGCTCAACGATAACAGTAGATACTGAAGCTCTTGCGACAGACGATTTTATAAGTTTAGGAAAAGCAGATGTTAATAAACTAAACAATGTTTATATGGCTGCTGACTTTAGTACCGCTGCTAATACAGACGATACAGATATTACAAATAGATTTGATTTAGATACTGGTATGAGAGATAACTTTTATGATATTGGAAGATTAATATTAAAACCAGGTAAACCTGCACCAACTGGAAGATTGTTAATTAATTTTAACTTCTTTGAACATGGTGCTGGAAATTTCTTTAGTGTAGATAGTTATTCTGGTTTCACATATAAAAATATTCCTGCTTATACCTCTGATGTATCAGGCGAAATATTTGCATTAAGAGATTGTTTAGATTTCAGACCAAGAGTAGATGACGCTTCTACAATTAATTCTGGTAGTGTAGATAGGTCATATGATGGCACTGGTGCTTCTGCAATAGAATTTGCTAAAGTTAATTCAGATGTAACTGCTGATGTAGAATATTATCTATCAAAAAGAGGAAGAGTTTATCTATCATCAAAAGGACAGTTTAAAGTAGTAACTGGCGCTTCGGCAATTGAACCAGGATTTGGTGAACAATTAAAAGACGCAGTACATTTATATGATGTTTTCCTACCTGCGTTTACTTTTGATATTTCAACGATAGAGATAAAAGCAATTGATAATAGAAGATATACAATGAGAGATATTGGTGGTCTACATAAAAGAATTGAAAATTTAGAATACTATACCCAATTATCTTTACTAGAAGCAAATGCTCAAAATTTACAAATACAAGACGCTGATGGTTTTGATAGATTTAAAAATGGTTTCATTGTAGATAACTTTACAGGACATGGTATTGGTGATGTAACTGATAATGATTATTCTATATCTATGGATATGGCTGCAGGAGAATTAAGACCCTCACACCATATGGATAATATTAATCTGATTGAGTCAGATTCTTCATTGGCAAATAGTACTGCTATGACAGACGCTATTAGAACAACAAATGGTTATCAAAAAACTGGTGAATTAATAACTTTACCTTATACCGAAGTAACAGAAATAGAACAACAATACGCAAGTACAACTGTTAATCTAAATCCATATGACACCATATCATTCGTAGGAAATGTTGTGCTTACTCCAGACCAAGATGATTGGTTTGAAACTGAAACGCTTCCTGAAATGACAATTAATATTCCTGGTGTATTTGACACACTAACAGGTGACGCTGGTGAGAGTGTGCAAGAATTAAATTTAGGTACAGTATGGAATGAATGGAATAACAACTGGTCAAGTGTTGACATCGCTGGTACTGAACAGACTGAAAGGCGTACCGAAAGAAGAGG